TACTTCAAGAATTGAGTGAGTCGAATGCGGGTAAGTCTTTGCTGTCGGAGATGAACCAAGGTCTCAAGAAGAAATAATTGAGAAATCATCTCTAGAAACGTTCGAGGAAATCATTATTAATTGTGTCCGATTTTTAAACATTACAGACATGAACGAGATAGGTCGTATGACAATGTACGAGTATGACTTGTTGATGACTGGAGTGTTATTAAGAAAGCAAGATGAAGATGAACTCTTACATCGTTCTGCTTGGTTAACTAGACAAGTAGAAGCTACTAAGTCGGACGGTAAAACTCCTTTGTATAAGAAATACAGTGATTTTTACAAAAAGAAAGATACTAAGCAAAAGTATCAACTCTCAGACAAAGAGAAAGAACTCTTACTGAGAGCAAATACGTAATGAAAGGAGGCATATAATGGCAGAAACTTATTCAGTCGAGGCGGTATTAACCGCTGTCGATAAAGGGATGAGTTCTACTTTGAACGGGTTACAGAAAGCAATCAACGGACTTCAAAAATCGTCGAATGCGTTCGATACGATTTCAAATAAGAGTTCATCAATGTTCAAGTCAATGCTTGGTGCTAATCTTGTTGGTTCAGCGATTACGTCCGCTTTTGGAAGTATCAAAAGTACTATGGGCGAAATGATTGGAGAGTTGAACAGCTCGAAAAAGGCTTGGGATACGTTTGATGGGAACCTCAGCAAGTTAGGCTGGGGGAAAGACCAGATTAACCAAGCTAAAGAGGCTATGCAGGACTATGCAACCAAAACTATTTACTCAGCCTCAGACATGGCAAGTACATTCTCTCAAATGGCGGCGATTGGTCGAAACGATAGTAATGAACTGGTAAAGGCTATGGGTGGACTTGCGGCATCGTCTGAAAATCCTAAACAAGCGATGAAATCCTTATCTCAACAAATGGTACAGGCGCTAGCTAAGCCGAAGTTAACATGGCAAGATTTTAAAATCATGATGGAACAAGCTCCAGCAGGTATGAGCGAAGTTGCCAAACAAATGGGATTGTCCCTTAATGAATTGATTACAAAAATTCAAGCAGGGGAAGTCAAAACAGACGACTTTGCGGAGGCGTTTAAACGTGCAGGGGCAACCATGCAGGATATGGCGACGCAATACAAGACAATTGACCAAGCTATGGACGGATTGAAAGAAACACTTTCAAACAAATTAAAGCCAGCTTTTGACACATTGTCTAAAGCAGGTATCAAGGCGCTTGAAGCGATTATGAATCAGCTCGATAAGGTTGATTTTAATAAACTAGCAACAAATCTAGAAGGCTTTTTAAGCAAGATTGACTTTGAAGCAGTTATCGGGAAAATAACATCGTTCGTTGGCTCTGCTGTTGCTAAAATTAAAGAATTTTGGCAAGGGTTCACAAATACGAGCGCAATTTCTGATTTTAAACAGGCACTGAGCGAAGTTCGGGAGGCAGTTAAGAAAGTATTCTCTTCTCTTTCTGGTGGAGACATGGCGTCTTTCGGTGAAAAGATTGGGAAAGTATTGTCAGTAGCTTCTGAAGCGATAAAAGCTTTTGCTAAAATCGTTCAAAGCCTAAGCCCTGAACAAATTCAAGCAATCGCCAAAGCTTTTATTGGGTTTAAGGTTGCTCAAAGGGCAATAAAACCAGTGGCGAGCGCCTTAATAGGACTAAGTAAGGGAATTGGCGCAGTTAAAGCCGTTTTTGGTGGTTTAGCAAGCTTTACAAGAGTGGCAAAAGCTTTAGGTGGCATTGCTAAAGGCTCACAAGCCGCTAGCTCAGCCTTAACTTTCATGGCAGGAAGTTCAAAACTTGCTAAAGGTGCAATGGTCGGGTTGAATATCTTTAGTAAAGTAGGCGGTTGGATTGGTTCAGCGGTTTCGGCAATCGTTGCTTTCCTCGGTCCAGTCGGTTTAGTGATTGCCGCAATCGTGGCAATTGGTGTGGCGTTCGTTATTCTTTGGAATAAATGTGAAGGTTTCAGAAACTTCTTTAAAGGTTTGTGGGATGGCATTGTCAACATCGCTTCAAAAGCTTGGGAAGGTATCAAAAATGCTTGGAATGGCGTTGGCGAATGGTTTTCTAATCTATGGAACGGAGTCAAGGAAACAGCATCGAATGTTTGGAATGGTTTCCTAGAAACGGCAAAACCAGTAATTGACGCTATTAAAACCGCATGGGATAGCATTACAGAGTTCTTCTCTGGACTTTGGGAAGGCATTAAACAAATTGCCTCGAATGTTTGGAATAGTTTCCTAGAGGGTGCTCAACCGATTGTGGAGGCTTTAATGAATGTATGGAACGCCTTGACGGAGTTCTTTACTACATTATGGGACGGTATTGTTTCAATCGCTAAAACGGTTTGGAATGGTATTGTCGAAGTTGTTACGGCTGTTGTTGAAACGGTTAAAGGCGTATGGAACGGTATAACAGAGTTCTTTACTAATCTTTGGAATGGTGTTGTAGAAGTTTCCACGAATGCATGGAATGGCTTTGTTGAATTCATGACACCTATTGTTGAAACGCTTAAAGGTTTGTGGAATGGCTTTGTTGAGTTCATGACTGGCGTTTGGAATGGTATTGTTTCAGTTGCTACTACAGCATGGAATACACTTCAACCTATCGTCGAAGCGGTATGGACTGCTATTCAAACGTTTATCTCAACTGCTATCGAAAATATCAAAACTGTCATCTCAACAGGTATGCAGATTGTTCAAGGCGTATGGAATGCGGTTTGGACGGTGTTTACAACGATTGTTCAAACTGTATGGACGGTCATTTCAACGGTTATTTCAACAGTCTTGAATGTGATTGCTGGAATTATCAACACGGTTACTGCTGTAATCAAAGGAGATTGGAGCGGTGCTTGGGAGGCAATCAAAGGCATAGCCTCGACCGTTTGGGAAGGTATTAAAACAGTTATTTCAACTGTCATTAATGCAATTAAGGACATCATTAGTACCGTTTTGGGAGCTATTAAAGATACTGTAACCACAATTTGGGATGGTATTAAGAGTATCATTTCAACAACAATCAACGCGATTAAAGAGACAGTAGTAAATGTTGCTAATGCTATGAAGGAAGGCTTTTTGGGTGCGATGGACGCACTTAAAGGCGGAGTTTCAAGTGCAATCGAGGCGATTAGTGGTTTCTTTGGCAGATTATGGAATATTGATTTAAGCGGTGCAGGTCGTGCGATTATGGATGGATTCCTAGGTGGATTGAAAGCTGCTTGGAGTGCGGTTACAGACTTCATTGGCGGTGTTGCTAACTGGATTGCAACACACAAAGGACCTATCTCGTATGACAGACGATTGCTTATCCCTGCTGGGTTTGCTATCATGGGCGGTTTCAATAGAGCTTTAATGAGCGGATTTGAAATTGTTAAAAGCAACGTGTCTGGAATGGCTGGCGGTATTCGTTCAATGTTCGATGATGCAGGTTCTAGAGTTTCAGCAATGTCTAATGCGTTGCAGGGCGATTTCTCTAACAACGTATCTGGCACATTATCGGCTACTTATGAGGTTAATCAGACGAAAGAGCCTGCTGTTATCAACCTTGCGCTTGGTTCTAATGATTTTAGAGCCTTTGTTTCAGATATTTCAAACATTCAAAGTAAAGAAGAAAGGATAAGATTGAAGGCTTCAAGCCTTTAATGGTGGTTTAAATGTATACTTTTAATGACACAACAAAAGGCACGCCAACATTTAACTCTGGTTTAGAAGTTCAATTTGGTGGTGTAAGCCTCAATCAAGAGATGAATAATGAGGACGGAACGTTTTTTGTGGCGAATACCACAGGACGGGACGTCCTTGATTTTCACCATGAAACAGCAAACATCAAAGGTCGAGACGGTCAATATCTCTATGGTGCGACTTACAAAGAGCGTGAAATTGAGGTACAGGTCAGACTAACGGGCTATACAGATTTGGGAATGCGAAAACAGTACGAGCGTTTAAACCGCTTGTTGTTTTCCCGTCAAGCTAAGAAATTAGAATTTGGCGACGATGGAGAGAGATATTACAAAGCTATCTTTTCAAAAGTTAAGAAGCCAGAACTAGAAGATGCGAATGATACAGTTATCAAGTTGCATTTTATTTGTTATGACCCGTTTAAATATACTGAGCCTAAAAGTACAGGAAGTAACAAGGTAACTTATAACGGTGACTTTCCAACAGAGCCTATTTTGTACCTTACAACGCAAGCAAGTTCTGAAATTCGCATATTACACCTTGAAACTCAAAAATATATCAGATTAAAAGCTACTTACGTTCAAGATTCAAGTTTGGTAATTAATTGTGAAACTAGAGAAATCACGTTAAACGGCAGAAACGAGTTGATGAACTTTGATGTGGTTAACAGTCGATATTTTAAACTTCAAAAAGGCGTAAACACATTTCAAGTTGAGGGTGCGACATTGAATGATATCCAGTACAAAGAGGTGTTTGCATGATTTATTTATTCAATCAGACAGAGGAATTGATTGATGTAATCGATGAAGCGAGCCTTGCGGATTTTACACATACGATTGAATTGAACAAGTTTGACAGAGCAAGCTTTGAAGTCCCTGTAGATTACAAACCTAACATTATCAAAGAAGCCCAGTTTTTCGGATTTCAATCCCGAGACGGGGCTTTTTGTTTGTTTAGAATTTCCGAAAAGTCTTACGACATCGGATTGACTATTCAAGGGATAGACAGGGCAGAAAGTGACTTACATTCATTCATCATTGAGAATAAGCGTCCTAGGGGAACTGCTGAACAAGTATTGAGTGGAATTTTAGAAGGAACAGGCTACCAATTAGGAAATGTGGATGGCTTGACTCGAACAGGGAAGTTGAGCTTCTACTACATTTCAGTTCGTCAAGCCCTCGTTAAAATAATTGAATCGTACGCTTGCGAGTTCATGGTTAGATATACCTTTGTAGAAAATAAAATCATCGGACGCTATATTGACCTCAACCAGCGTTTTGGACATGTTACAGGACATCAATTCGAGTACGGAACTAACATTCTGAATGTTACCTATGAAGAATCTTCAGACGATGTTGTAACGGCTCTTATCGGGCGTGGTAAGGGTGAACAAAGCGCGGATGAAAACGGGGAAGCTACTGGCGGTTACGGTCGTAGAATCCAGTTTAAAGACGTTGTTTGGTCGGTTGCAAATGGAGACCCCGTTGATAAACCAGCGGGACAGAATTATGTAACAAATGAAACTGCTAGAAATATATATGGATTACATCAGAATGGCGTTATTAAGCATCGTTTTGGTGTATATACCAATGAGGATATTGAAGATCCTGTCGAGTTATTAAAAGCTACTTACAAAGAGTTACAACGCTTATCTGTTCCAATCGTTACGTTTAAAGCCAATCTATTAGATTTAGCCAATGCGATTGAGCAAGATATTTGGATTGGTGATAGCGTCGGAATCGTAAGAGACCAAATCGGAATCGCTTTTGAAGCTAGAATCCATAAGCTAACAATCGACAAATTGGATAATAACCGTTCAGTCGCTGAATTAGGCGATTATCAAACTCTTCAAGCTAAAGACCGTGCAACACGTCAACAAGCTATCAAAGACGCAGTGAGTGGATTTAGTGAATCGTTATTTCATGAAGCTATTGCGAATGAAGTTGAAAGACGTAACAAGGAGATTGACGAAAAGGTTCGTATTATACAACTTGAGATTGATAACGTTGTAAAAGAATACCAAAACAAAGCAGAAGATTTCAGCGCTAAAATCCATGAAGAGGTGGAGAAAGAGCGTCCTGAGTTCTTGAAGCGTATCCGTGAAGAGTTGATGAGTGGTGCGGACTCAATTGCTGAATTAAGTAAGAAATTAGAGCAGGTAAGCGAGACCGCAAGAATCAATGCTGGTCTAATTGGTGGAGACGGGACAGCTATTTACAACAGAAACCGCCTCAATGGTAGCACGGCTAAAAAAATCGCCTACGGTACTGATTATGTCGAAGTCGGACACAATGGAGAAGGCTTTGAACTAGGTAAGCAGTACGTTATTAGCTGGTCAGCAACATGTACGCCTTACGGAAAAACGGACGTGACTGTAATCATAAACAAAACACCGTTTTACGGTGGACACGTTCATTTTGTTCCTGATAATCCATACTTGCCAAACATTGACAAAGACTTAACAAATAAAGAGGAACAAGTCTTATCGGTTTACAACGGAACTTATCAACTGACATTCTCGGGTGACTGGTATCAGAACTCAGTTCAATTTGCGACGGTTGATAATCGAACCAATCGTATTGAGTTTGAACCAGTCTATAAAACGATTGCGGACGGGCAAAATTCAATATATGACGCAAGTTGGAACGAGAGTCCAACATTTATTTTTGATGGAGGTATAGCATGACAGAAACAATACCAATTAGAGTACAACATAAACGTATGTCAGCGAGCGATTGGACAAATAGCCCTCTTGTTCTGCTCGATGGTGAGTTAGGTGTTGAGAGCGATACAGGAAAGGTCAAAGTTGGAAACGGACGTGACCGATTCACAACCTTACAATATCTAACAGGACCAAAAGGCGACAAGGGTGAACGTGGCGAAACGGGTCCAAAAGGCGCGGACGGTGTAATGCGATTCGAGGAGCTTACAAGCCAACAAAGAGAATCGTTAAAAGGTGCTCCTGGTCCAATGGGGCCAGCAGGACCTAGAGGGGAAAACGGAACGCCAGGACAAAAAGGTGACACTGGTCCTCGTGGGGAACAAGGACCTATCGGTTTAACTGGTCCTAAAGGGGCAGACGGTGCAAGAGGTGCTCAAGGACCAGCAGGACCAACAGGACCTAGAGGAGCAGACGGTGCGCCTGGACAAAATATTATTAATCAGAATGGCGGACAACCATTGAAGTATTGGGCTGGTTCAAAATCTCAATATGACGCAATTCCTAACAAGGATAGCAACACTATCTATGACGTATATGAGTAGGTGGTAGTATGGCTAGAGAAGGAATTTATGTAGGAAACAAGGAAGTTACTCATCGTTATATTGGCGCAAAGCTTGTTTGGGTGAAAATAAGGCTGTTATTTAGCGGTGACGTATCAATTAATTATGATAGTCATAATAAACAAATAACGCTGAATAAGGATTTTTCACAAAACAAGATAAGAACTGTTGAGATAAATGGGAAAGAAATTTCGGTTTCTAAAATCGAAAACAAACAGGGAAAAACTTATGTAACTTTCACAGAATCCCTTGAAGAATTTGAACGCAAAACTGGATTTAACCGATACCGAAGTTTTTACGGTTCAATTCCTATTAAAGTTTACGGAGGTTAAAAATGGACATCACAATTCAAAACGTCCGTGCGCCTGCTCTAGAGCATAACGGGCGATATTACAAGGTATTTCAACCAAAAACACGCGATGAACTGTTAAAGCTACATCACATGGGATGCGCTGGAGATACCGTGATAACTGATATTCAGTTGGAACAAGGGGATTTTCCTACCAGCTTTGTAGAGCCTACGATTACACAACGTACATTGTCAGGTCTCTTCAAGGATTTACGTTCGATTGAACTGGAAATGAGAGACCAGAATAGCACACTTTGGAGTAAAATCCAGAAAAGCAATCAAGGGGCGTTAACACAGTTCTTTGATACGAATGTTAAGAGCGCTATTGCTCAAACTGCTAATGAAATCAGACAGGAAGTTCGAGACGCTTCTAACAGCGCTAGAGTACAGGTTACTCCAGAGGGCGTGGTTATTGGCTCAACTACTCTTACAGGGGAACAATTAGCCTCTACCATATCCGCAAGTCCTAGAGGGGTTGACATCATTGCTCAAGAAACAAGAGTTAAGTCTAACATGATTGTTGACGGTGCGATAACTGCAAGTAAGATGGCTGCAGGGTCCGTTACTGCTAATGCATTGGACGCTGGTTCAGTTACGGCTGACAAAGTTAAATTCGATACAGCTTTCATTCAAAGACTAGTATCGCAACAAGCGTTTGTCGATGAGTTGTTTTCTAAGCAAGCAACCATTACCAAAATTAAGAACGTTGATTTCACGGGCGACCACATTAAAGGTGGACGTATTACCTCACTCAATGGAAATACTACATTTGACTTGCAAACAGGGCAAATTGATATGAATTCTCCAGGCGTCGGGATAAGAAACCAATTTCCAGGACGTCCATTACAGTATCTTGCATTCGGAGCTGGTAACATCAACGGTGTTGACGCATCTTACACTGCTCTATTGAGTAACCGAAACGGAATACAACAGATTGACAGTACGTCCGCTGGGCTTCAAATTTGGAATGGCCGAACAGGAAGCAACGTTCAAAGTGCTATCAACATGTATGGTCAACGAATAACATTCAATCAGAGCGCGCAAGCTGGTGTGAAAGAAATTTCCATCGACACTAATACACACACTATTTCAGGCGTTGATGAAATTCTAATCCAAGGCGTACGATTATCGTATATCTTAAATGACATTTATGACAATTTCAGAAACCTTGGGGCAGTACAAGGCAATTACAGCCGTGGCTACTATTCAAAATGGAAATAAGAGAGGCGAAACATGAACACACAAGACAAAGTTATTAACGATTTAGCAATTCAATTAGCAAATAAGACGATTGAATGTGCTAATTACAAAGCGCTTTACGAAGAAGCACAAGAACAAATCCAACAACTACAATCAGATAAAGAAAAGGAAGAATAATAGATGACATTTAAAGTAATCAACAAATATTTACAAGAAAACAACCGCACTTTTGTTGCAATTCGCCAAGAAAATCCTTATACGGCTTTTGACCGTGTTTTAATTGGCGACCGTGTCAACGACTCAGACGAGGAATTGATTAAGGCGGTCATTGGACAAGTGACTACTGAATTTAACCCAGCGGAGGGAGTGAAGAAACTTCAAGAAGATTTACACACTCAAGCGGAAGATTACGAGCAAAAACTTGCTGAGAAAGATGCAAAAATTGCGGAAGTAAAAGCCGTTGCAGATTGGGCAGTATTGGCTCGAGTAACGGACGTGGATAATCCGTTAGACCCTACAGTGTTCAAACGTGGTCTTGAATTGGTTGACCCTGCTAAGACAGGCAAGACTTACCAACCTCAAGAAATCTTCACACTTGAAAATCCTAACCACATTGAAAAATATCAAGAAGGCAAACGCGTTATGATTCAAGTAAACGAACCGTTCACTTACCAAGGAGAAACACTTGAGCAACTTGCAACGCTTGAGCAAAATGGTAAACTTGGAATCTGGAAATGGACTGAACCAAAACAAGAAAAACCATCAAATGAGTTAGACACTCAGCCTGTACAATAATCAACTGTTTCAGAAAGGGAGGTGGGTTAATTGGATTTTTTAACCTTAATCGATAAACTCACGCCCGTTTTAATCGTTATAATTCCAAGCTACTTTTCATTCAAGAGTACGAAGAACACAAAAGAAACTGAAAAACAAATCAACGTACTTTCAGACAAAATCGGAGGGCTTGAAAAATCAGTTGGTGAAATAAACGAAATTGGGCGAGAAAATCGTGATAATCTTTCTCTCATTGGAAAAGGTTTGCAACGATTACAGCGTTTTCGATTACAAGAAAACTTAAAAAAAGCAATTAGGCGCGGGTGGACAACTCAACATGAAATCGAGGAACTTTCAAGGCTTTATGAAAGCTATGTTGAATTGGGCGGAAATGGCGCTATAAAAATATTGTTTGAGAAGTTTCTCAAACTAGAAATTTCGGAGGAAAAATAATGAACAAAATTAATTGGAAAGTACGAATTTTAAATAAAACATT